CGACATCGCCGCCGGGTTCGACATCGACCTGTTTGGCGACAAGCCTGCCGAAGACCCCGGCGCGCAGGTAGACCGCGCCGAGGAGCTGCGCGAGAAGTGGCAGACGGAACGCGGCCAGCTCTGGCAGATTGGCCCGCACCGGCTGCTGTGCGGCGACAGCACGAACGCCGACGACGTGGCGCGGCTGATGGGGGGAGAGAGAGTGGCGCTGTGCTTTACTAGCCCACCGTACCTCCAACAGCGCGACTACACAGACGCGAGTGATGTGAGCGATTGGGACGCGTTGATGTGTGGGGTATTTGAGCAGTTACCCATGACTGATGACGGGCAGGTGCTCGTCAATCTTGGATTGGTGCACCGAGACTATGAGTGGTGGCCGTATTGGGAAGGTTGGATTGAGTGGATGCGGGCGCAAGGGTGGCTCCGCTTTGGGTGGTATGTGTGGGATAAGTTGTGCGGTCTTCCGGGTGACCACGGCGGGCGATTGGCTCCGGCCCATGAGTTTGTGTTTCACTTTTGCCGCAAACCCGTGAAGCCTAACAAGAACATTCCAACAAAAAACGCAGGGCGTGTTGTGCGCGGACATAACAGGCAAAAGGACGGAAGTCTTACGAAACAAACTGGGTGGGGTGACGCTGTGCAAGATTATCGCATCCAAGACAGCGTGTTTCGTGCTGGTGCTGAAAAAGGCGCGCATGGCATCGACCATCCGGCGGTAATGTCACACAACTTTGCTGAACTCGCAGTCAATTCGTACCCAGGCGACGTGTACGACCCCTTCCTCGGCTCCGGCACGACGATGGTCGCCGCCGAGCGGACGGGGCGCGTGTGCTACGGCATGGAGATCGAGCCGAAGTACGTCGCGGTTGCCCTCCAGCGCATGGCCGACATGGGCCTGGAGCCGAGGCGGGTGGAGTAGGTTACACAGTTTACACACCTAAAAAGGATGGCTGAAAAATACACGGCGGCACAGGTAATCGAGGCGATACGGGGTAGCAAGGGCATTGTGTCCCATGCTGCCCGCAAGCTCGGTTGTAGCCGGAAGACTGTCTACAACTACGTCGACCGCTATGTGACCGTTGCCGAGGCGCTTGAAGATGAGCGCGAAGACCTGCTCGATTTTGTCGAGGGCAAGCTGCTGGGCGAGATTAACCGCGGCAACATAACGGCCATCATCTTCTACCTAAAAACGCAGGGTAAACACCGCGGCTACGTCGAGCGGCAGGAGCATACCGGCGCGGACGGCGGGGCGCTGAACGTCGTGGTGCGCTGGCCCGAGCAGGACGCCGATGCTGACACTTAACGTCACCTTACCGACCCTGCACGCCGGCCAGCGCGAGGTCGCTGACCACCCGGCGCGGTTCAAGGTGCTCGCGGCGGGGCGGCGGTGGGGAAAGACCAGGCTTGGCACGCTGATGTGCCTCGACGTGGCGCTCAACGGCGGGCGGGCGTGGTGGGTGGCGCCGAGCTACCCGATGGCGACCGTCGGCTGGCGCGGTATCAAGCACCTTGCCAAACAAATACCGGGCATCACGGCGCGGGAGGTTGACCGGCTCATCGAACTGCCTAGCGGTGGCTCGATACAGGTGCGGTCGGCTGACAACCCTGACAGCCTGCGCGGCGAGGGCCTGGACTTCCTCATCATCGATGAGGCGGCGTTCGTCCGCGAAGAGGCGTGGACGGAAGCCCTCCGCCCTGCCCTGTCAGACAGGCAGGGGCGGGCGATGATCATCAGCACGCCGAAGGGGCGCAACTGGTTCTGGCGCGCCTACCAGCGCGGCGTGAGCGGCGATCCGGAGTGGCACTCATGGAAGCTGCCGACGGCGAGCAATCCGTTCATCGACCCGGCAGAGATCGAGGCGGCGCGGAGGATGCTGCCCGAAACCATCTTTCAGCAGGAGTACCTCGCCGAGTTCATCGAGGATGCCGGGCTCGTGTTCCGCAAGGTGCGACAGGCGACGTGGGTGCCGCCGACAAAGCCCGAGCCCGGCCGGCGCTATCGCATGGGCGTGGACTGGGCACAGGCGAACGACTGGACGGTGCTCACGGTGATAGACGACCTGCGGCGCGTGGTCGCCGTGGACCGATTCAACCAGATCGCGTGGGACGTGCAGCGCGGTCGGCTGCGGGCGCTGGCGGATTACTGGCACGTCGAGGGGATATGGGCCGAGGCCAACAGCATCGGCGGACCGAACATCGAGGCGCTGCAAGCGGAGGGGCTGCCGGTGCGCGGCTTCACGACGACCAATGAGTCGAAGCAGCAGCTCATGGTGGCGCTGCAGCTGGCGTTTGAGCGTGGGGATATTCGCATACCCGATGACCCGGTATTGATTGCGGAGCTGGAGGCGTTCGAGGCGACGCGTCTGCCATCGGGGCGCTGGCGCTACGAGGCGCCGGCAGGGATGCACGACGATATGGTGATCTCGCTGGCGCTCGCATATGAAGCCTGCCAGCGCGCTATAGGCATCCTGTGGGACTTCTAATGAAAACATTCATTACGAACGGCGCCATGAAAATCCCACTCAATGCCTTGCCCGAGGAGGCATGGACGTACCTCACGGGCGGCTACGGCGAGTCGGGCGATGTGCTGGAGTTGTATCGGCAAGTGCCCTGGCTGTACCAGGCCGTCGCCAAGCGCGCCAACGCGGTCGCCAGTATGCCGCTGGTGCTGCTCGACAAGAACGGCAACGAGATTGAGCAGCCCGAAAAGGTACTGCCATTCTGGGAGGCGATGCCGGACCTGCTCGACGGGATAGAGGCCGACCGGACGCTGTTCGGTGCGGCTTACCTGCTGAAAGTGCGCAACCGCGTCAAGCTGCTCGGCGTGCGCCGCCTGCAGCCCACGACGGTGCGACCGCTGTATGACGACAATGCGGGCCTGGTGGGCTTTACACGACGCCTGAATAACCGGGAACTGCGGCTCGACCTTGACGACGTGGTGTACTCGTGGCTGCCTAACCGGGCGGCGGAGGTGGGACCGGGCACGTCCCCGGCGGCGGCGGCCATGCGGGCCGCTGGGTTCCTGAACAACATGGACGAGGCCGGGGCCGGCTTCTTTGCGCGGGCGATGATGAGCCCGATCATCGTTACCGTTGAGGACATGCTCAGCACGGATGCCGAGCGTATCACGAAATGGTTTGAGCGGCTGGCGACCGGCGTACAGAACGCATTTCGCAGCATCGGCGTGGGCGGCAAGAAGATACACGCCGAGCGGGTGGGACACTCGCCCGGCGAGGTCGACTTCTCCGGGCTGACCGCGTCCAAGCGGGAGGACATCGCAACCGCGCTCGGTGTGCCGCAAACGCTGCTGTTTAGCAACGCGGCCAATTACGCGACGGCGCAGGAAGACCGCAAGGCGTTTTACGATGAGACGGTGGTGCCCGAGTGCGAGAAGATCGCGCAGGCGCTCAACACGCAGCTCTTTGGCCCGCTTGGATACAAGCTCAAGTTTAGGCCCGAACGGCTTGAGATTTACCAGGACGACAAGGAAGAGGAAGCCTGGCAGCTGGCGCTGATGTTTGACCGGGGCGTGCTGACCGTCAACGAGTTACGCGAGCGCATGGGGCTGGAGCCGATGCCGGGCGGCGATGAAACAAAGCCGAGCCGTCTTGCCCTACCCAACCCCAGCGTGGTGGTCGAGGGGGAGGTCGAAGAGGTCACGCCGCAGGATGAGGACATGCGCAAGTTCTACCGCTTCGCGTCAAAGCGGATTGCCGAGGGCAAGCCGGAGAAGATTGACGACTTCGAGAGCGAGCACATCCCGCCGCTGCTGCTCGCGACACTAAAGGGCGCGCTGTCTGCGGCGCGGAGCGTTGACGACGTGGCGACCATTTTCAAGGGCGCGGCGGCCTGGCGGGGTTATCCCTGATGGACGTGCAGGACCGCGACGGCAAAGAGCGTCGACTAGGGCGCATCATCGGGCGGCTGTTAGCCGAACAGTTGACCCGGCTGCTCGAGGAAGTGGTCGAAGACGACGACACGGTGAACTTTGACAGCTTGCCGCCAGACTTCTGGGACACGGAGGTGGAGCGCTTTGTACGCGCGCTCTCGCCCGAACAACAGCGCATTTTTCTGGAGCAAGCCGAGGCGATGCTGGCACAGGTGAGCATCGGTGTTGAATGGGGGCAGATCAACGAGTGGGCAGTGGAGTGGGCGCGCAATTACACGTACGATCTCGTGACCGGCATCAACAGTACCAGCCGGAGCACCTTGCAGCGCCTGATTGCCCGGTCGTTTGAGGAGCCGCTAACGCAGGGTGAGTTGCGGGAGCTGTTGAGCGGCACGTATAGCCCGGTGCGGGCCGAGATGATCGCTCGCACGGAGGTGACACGCGCGGCGGTCGAGGGCGAGCGTGCGTTTGTGCGGGGGCTGGAGCGGCAGGGTGTGCAGTTAACACCGGTACACGCAACTAGAGAAGATGACATTGTGTGTCCAATTTGTGGACCGCGCAATGAACAGCCGATAGAGCGGGACGACCAGTTCCCGCCGCTCCACCCGAGATGCAGGTGT